GGATGAAAACTTCTTACGGTTTGGCCACGCTCTGAGATCCTTCACGTCACTGACGGAAGCACCCTTAGCTTGCATCCCACAGAAAATGGCGCCCTTGGCGTCATCAAAAGAAATAGCTACCATTACACCTTCAAAGTAAACGGTACCCTTACCAGGCAACCAGTCCTTGAGTAAGTCTTGAAAATCAACTATCATAGTGCCCGCGCTATCAATATTCATTGCATAAGTATGCAAAAAGAAATTGTCGCCTCCAACGCTCGGTAACCTCTCAACAGTCCTCGGCAACTCAGGCAGCGATTGCGCAATCTGTACTTCACTCATTCTGTATAGTCAGCAGCAGTATTTAAATCAGAAATCGCAGCGGTATACGCTCTAGACTCCGGTTCAAATGTGCTCAAACTGACAGCATTCCCAATCACTCTCAAAATCCTAGAATTCCACATGGCATCTAAGGGTTGAGGCGTCACCTCAACTCCTTTGACCATTTGCCAACTAACTTTATGTTTACGTCGAATATTGAAAATCTCATGACCTAAAATGTTCAACGGTGCGGCCAATTCCTCTGGGAACTCACTTGTCAACTCTCCAAGTCGATAAATGCTCAGGAAATCTAAGTAGTAACCGTCAATAACATCTCTAAGTTTTCCACTTTCAGACGCAACTAAAAGTCGTTTCAATAGAATCCTTGGATCCTTGAAACATTCTCCCTTCATCTCAAGATAGGAACAGAATTCCCCAACAGGTCCTTCACCGTACTTCAACTTGCCATGATACAAGTGCTTGACATGCTGCCAAATTGGATTGACAGTTAATTTACGATAGCTCAAAACATCATCGCCGCCGATTTTCATCGGATGACCCGGCTTAACGTTAAACATCGTTGTGATCAAAGCACCTGTGAACATCGTATTAAGGAAGAAAGTAAATATTTCACCTGAAAACCGCATCAACCCAAAATGGATTGTCGCAGTCTTGAAATCATACTTATCGTCCAAATATCTCTTGATCTGAACATCAGGCATGCCGAAATGTGCGAATAACAGTGATGCAAATTCACAATCAGCTCCTCTCTCGCTTGAGTCCAATGCGCTTATATCCGTCCAACAATATTGACCGTCCTCAGGATAAGGTTGAGCCTGCGTCCAAGCAGCCATCTCCTCAAAATTTTTCCTGGCATGGATATAAAGGTAAGGCGGGCAATGCTTTAACACTTGCGTTAACAAGTATATGCCCCATGGACCCCACTCTGCAATGTAATCGTC